AGTCTTATGCGTATGGGTTCTAATACTATTTTAGATATGGGAGATGATGGTGCATATAATGTTACTTCTCCTAGTGGTAATGTAGAAGAAGCTATAAATAATATTAAATTTCAAATTGAATTAGTTGCTTCAAATAACCATCTGTGGATGCAATGGGCTGAATCAGGGGGTGAAGTCCCTTCAGGTATATCGTTAATGATTAAAGATTTAGAAAGAAAAGAAGATTATTACGATGATATAGCTCTATGGAGAATGTATGAAAAAAATCTATATCAAGTTGAAAGAGTAATAGCAAGATATAATAATATTGAATTACCAGAAGAATTTGGTATTGATTTTGAAGAAGCAGAATATCCAACTACAGTTCAAGACCAGATATTAAAAGATGAATTTGATTTAAACCAAAATTTAATTACTAGAGCTAAAATAATGGTTAGGGATAATAAAGACCTAAGTATTGAACAAGCACAGGAGATTATCAATGCCAACAGAGAAGCAAACGAACAAGAAAATCAACAATCAATTTTTGCTCAATTCGGTCAAGAAGCTAGACAAGATTAATGATATTGAAATTCAATTAGAGGGCAATATTAAAGAAATTATAGAAAATCCTATTAACTGGGCAGAAAAACAAGCGGAAAAATTTATTATTAAGAACCAAGATAAGTATTTTGAAGCTAAAAAATTAGGAGAGGAGTTTTGGAGTGATATCAGAGATAAAAGTTAATTTTGATTTTGGAAAATTAGAAAAAGACTTGCCGAATATATTAAAAAGTTATTTAAATAGTGATTTTGCAGAAAAAGTAGTAAAAGCATCTAAGGAAAAAATAATAAAAGGGAAAGTGACTCCCAAGCTAGAAAGTTCAACTCTAAAAATAAGAAAACGTAGAGGTACTGGTGGGAGTAAACCTTTATATGAAACTGGCAAATTATACAATAGTTTAAATAATTCTAAAAATGGTTTAGAAGTAGTTGGTTATGCTGGGGAACATTTAAAAGGATATACTACCTCCAATAAGTCTATGATTAAAAATAAAATAGTTCCTGCTAGAAATTTTATAGCAATACCAGAAACTTCTCATAAAAAGCTTGTTGATAAGATGAAAGCCTCTATGAAGTTAAAATCTCCTATTGTATTAAAACCATAAAAAGGATAAATTATGGCAGAACAAGGAAATTTAGATGACAAAGATAGAGAAATACTTTTGTGGGTTGCTCTCGGAATATCTTACGATGTCCGAATCTTCTCAGAAAGACTTAGACAGGAAATTGACAGACTTACAAGAGCTGGTGTTAATGAACAACAGATTGTTGGGGTTCTTAGTTCAGACCTTAGTAGGCAAGGCAGAATATTCGGAGAGCTTAGAAATTCCATTAAGCGAGGAATTATTGGAGGAATTAATCAAGCATTCCGCAGAGGGGGAGAAATGGGGCAAAAGCTAAGGTGGGTTGCAGTGTCAAAAAATATATGCCCAGATTGCGAAGAAAGAGCTGGTCAATTAGATAGTTGGGAAGGATGGGAGTCTAGAGGTATGCCATCTTCAGGTTGGAGTATTTGTAAAGAATATTGCTACTGCCAATTAATCCCTGAAGGAATTGAAATAGATGATAAGTTAAAAATATGAAAGATTATAAGCAAAATAGATATATTTGCAACGATTGCAACTGGGAATGGGAGACTTTATCTGTTATTATAGATGCAGATTCTGAAGATTGCCCATCTTGCGGTTCTTTTAATACGCAAGAAGCAGTTGTAAGCCCTGAAGTAAGATTTGTTCACTTTACAGATTTTGATTTAAACTGATTTTTAATAGTTTTTTTGTTATCGCTCATGGTGAGGATAACTTAACTTGCGTAAATAGGAGTTATTATGAAAATAGCAACAGTACCAATTCATTTTAATAGAGATGAATTTCTAACCCCATTTGACACAATTTTTGATAAGATTGTGCAAACCCAATTCCCAAATTTTCAAAAAGAATTTGGAATATCATTTAAAAAAGGTTCTTTCCCAAAGGTGGATGTAGTAGATTATGATGATTCAGTCGTTATAGTCGCTGAGCTTCCATCTATGACTAAAGAGCTTTTAAGTATTGATGTAGAAGATGGAATTTTAACTATTAGTGGGGACAAACATCAATTAGAAGACAAAGATGCTCGTTACATCGTAAAAGAGCTTAAACATTCTGCTTTTAGACGTTCATTTGAATTAGGAGATAATCTTTCTTCAAATATATCTGCCAAATTTGAAGATGGGGTTTTAAGAATTGAAATTCCTAAGAAAGAACAAACAGAGTCAAAGAAAAGGCAAATTGATATAGTATAGTGCTTAAAATACGAAGCATAGTTAATATTATAAATTATCTATATAAATATATATTTATATATATAGTTCGCCATATTCAGACATGGTTTTGGCAGTTTCGTATTAATTATCGAGGGAAAGGGGTAGGAAAAACGCTACCCCCCACCCTATTTTCAGGTATAGGGGGGTATAAAGGGGTATACCGAAAAATTATGTTTGGCTTTTTGCTTTATTTTCTGCTTTTACCACCTCATTTTGCCATGTTTTTAATTGTAACTTTGTCTTTCTACCTCTTGGCAGTAATTCAACTCCTGCTCTAACAGCTCTTCTTCTCCATTTAGAAGCTTCTCTACGTTTTTGCAGAGTTTCTTTTTTCTTCTTTATTTCTTGCAGTTCTTGAGACTTTGTTTTCATTTTTTTCTTTTTTTCTACTATCGGTCTTTCTGGCATGACAGTAAATTCAGCATCTTCAATATCACCAGACACCTCTTTGCCATCTTTATCTAAGAATTTTTCAAAAGGACTTTGATAATTATTAATCTCTACTCTTTTAATAAGCTTACCTGAATGTTCTAACACAAGTCTTCCAGCCTGTACATTTCCTGCTTCAGCTTCTCGTATCATTGCATTTAATATAGATGGTAATTTGCTTCCAAAAGATACCATATACTTTTGATAAAAAACTTCTACAAATTCTGGGTCACGCAACCATAAATGTATGGTATTTTTAGTAACCCCAGCCTCTTCTGCTACCTCTTTTATGTTGGCACTAGGGTAAGCAGTCATATATTCAACAGCTCTTACTTTAGAGCTTTTCCAGCTATCTGGTAAATTCACACTCATAATATATTCTCCATAATAATTTACAATATATACGACTTTAATACTTTAATACAATAAATAATGTACTTTATCTTATAAGCTACTATTCTGCCTGAATCCAAAATAGGCAGAATTACTACTATAGAGTATAGATAAGACTTTCTTTTAAAATATTTTTTTATATAGCTATACAAGGCTTTATATCGTTCATTTTGTGAGGAGAGCAGGTTGCCACAAATCAAAAATAGCCTATCCACCCCCCCCCTTAATGAGACTCAATATCAATTACTAATGAGACTCAAGAAGAAATGATAATGAGACTCAAGAAGCTATTGATAATGAGACTTAATCTCAATAAAAGGCAGAAGGTGGGAAGTTA